CTCTTCAAAGTCTCCACGCATCATGAGCCTTTTGTCTCTCCCTTTTGTCAAAATTTCCCTCTTGTCTGACTTACACAGAAGTCTTGCGATCTCTTCAACAATGTTCATCATTATTCTGGCTTTTATGAATAGGATAATGATTTCTCTAACGCCTCCAATTTGCCCTTTCTTGAATATTTGAATGAGAATCTTGAAGTCCTCATTCCCCTTGCCTGAATACCTCATGGCAACCTCAGAGGCTGTCATTAGTTGTTCATTCTCCAGGATTTCTGCAATCAATTCAATGGCCTTTGTCCTCACACCAATTTTCTTAACCTCTTTCAAATCAGAAGGGTTCACAAACCTGGCTATATCTTTCACAGAGGCCTTGAATGTCGCATAGTCAGACAAAGGCTTTGATAATATGGCTTCTAACTTGTCAGAGTTCATCCATGAACCGTTGTCACCAAGGTTCTCTGGATGCACATTTTGCTTGCGCAGACCAATTCGAACTGCCTTTGAACTATAAAAATGACTCTCTGGGTTGTCCGTGAAAGCATGGTTGATATCCTCTGCTATTGAGGTGTGTCCTAGAAAGTAATCAACCCTTCCCTTGTCAGTTTTCCTTTTGGAGATCTCTTTGTTGTATTTCATTTCCTCTTTGACTATCTTCTTTAGGATGCTTAGGGCATCTTGTGCTGCATTCTGCCTGTCTTTGTTGTAAGCCATACACCAGTAAATCTCATTGAGATTGTAAGCTATTGGGACTGACCCACCGAAGCAGAAGATTCGTGGCAGCAAGCTTGTCACACCAGTTGTTGTCTCATCATACAGGCCTGTCTCATTGTCTCTGTTGGGGTTGACAATCTTTACGAGATCAGTGAGTGGCATTCTACAAATCATTGAACATGATTCAACTGACCGTTGCAACATGAAAGACTGTATCACAGAATTAACACGGCTTGGGAACTTTGAGGCCAAACCCTCAAACTGCTTATCACCAATGCTCTTCATCCATAGGTACCTTAGTGTTTGATTTGTTACACTGGTGAGATGTTTGTTCTCCAAATATGTTAAAGCCAACAAGGTGTAATTACCGTTTGCCAGTTCATCTTTCAAGCCATCTCTATAAGTGAAATTTGGTCGAACAGTTCTTTCCACATTTGCCATGAGTGTTGTTGTGACTCGGTCAAAAGCCCTCTGCCAGTGCTTGAGCCTGTCTACATCAACAGAGACCCACTTGCTTTCCCAATGATCTCCGACAG